GGCCGGGTATTTGCCACGGCAGATTGTGCCGTCGAAGTCGATTGCTATTATCATGTAATTTACTGTTTGGTTATTTACTATTTACAATTTCGGGTTCCGGGTTGGTTTCCTGGTATAATTCATTCAGAACATATAGCAATACGTCTGATTTGACTGAGTTGGAAGAAACTATCGGGCAGTCCTGCCCGCCAACCAAAAGCTTTTCAATCACGTCGTAAGTTTCCAGTACCTTTTCGGGGTAGTCAATTATTTTCTTTGTCTGTGCCATTCTATTACTGCCCAAGCATTTTAATATTTCCGTCTAAAATTCCCGATTGGTTTAACAGGTGCTCTTTTACATTTGGATTTTCATCTGGGTTGAGCATCTTTAACACCTGTACTTTTATTTTATAACCGTCTAAAACTACTTTACCAAGACCGGCAATTGCTTTGGCTGTTTCAACGTCAATCTTCTCGTTCGGGTCGGCTTCAGGGTCTTTGTTGTTCTTGAGCATCTCGATAGTTTCAAAGAGGTGCATGTTTAATGCGTCGATACTAATTTGTTTCATTTCTTATTAATTTATTTAGTTTACTACTTAGCCTGATGGCTGTTTTTATTTCTTCCGGATAATTATGAATAGTGTTTCGCAGCATGTTTTCTGCATTGGTTACAATCTCGATATCATCGATGGTTGGCGGGCGTGAGTGGTCGAAACCGGGTTTGAGAATCGGCTTTTTACCTGTTAAATCAATATTGTTTTGGTGACATAAGTAAGCCAGATATGCCGATCGTTTGTTCGTTGATTCCTGGATAAACCACAGCCGAATTACATTACCGTCTTTGATTCTTTCGTAGAGGTACGGTTTGCCAAAATGCACGGTTGTTGCGGGGAGCTGTCCCGGTTGAAAAAAGGTATGTTTGATTCGTTCCTTTAATTCATCAGGCATTTTTTTCCCTTTATTGGCCGGAACATGGCCTTTTGGATATCGGTGTGCAACGCCGGATGTTCCAAGGAGCCGCTGTCCATGTTTGGCCATAAATTCAGTGGTTTTCTTCATCTGAAGGTCGTAAGCTTTGTTCGAAACAGTGTAATACGGAAATCCCATTTCGGCAGCTATATCCTCAGTTTTACGGTGTGGAAAATCGGCAATAAGCTTTTCTATTTTTTCTGGTGACCAAATTTTATAGTAATTGTTTCGCGTTATTTTGTTGTTTCTGACAAACGACCTTATTTGCGAACGTGTTTTTCCTAATCGTTCAGCTACCCATGTCATCCCATGCTCAGGATAGTTCGCCCATATGAAATCTTTTTCGGATTGTGTAAAAACTTTAATCATGAGAAAATTTTAATTGTCAGATTGATATAATTCGGGGTTGTGATCAACAAGCCAGTCTATTTTATCCTGGCAGCTTTGCTTACTAATGTAAACAGAGCCAGAACCGAACGACTTCCATCCACCACAGCCATTGCTTGTTTTCTTTACTATTTTCCACAACATAGATCGGTTGTCGAACATGGGTCGGAGAATTTCTTTTTGAGTATTCATGTGAAAATGTATCTGTCATTATCTTCAATTATGGCTGTGGTAAACGGGAATCCGTCAGCCGGAACCTGTGTTATCACATCGATTAACCCGGTTGAGCCGGTAAAAAGAACATGCTTTGTCCCGGAGATCGAAATCTCAAGGTGTAAGCATTTATCAGAACCGCTTTGCTTGAAAACCTTTGAGCTTTCGAGCTTGTAGCGGTGTACAATGATTTCGCGGTTCAGAACCTTCGAAATCTTTATTTTTTCGCCTTCAAAACCCCGCTCCGGGGCTTTCAGGTTAAACTGGCTGAACTTGTTCATTGAGTAATTTTTTAAGGAGGTTTTTACTGTTGCAGTGCACTGCCCAGCCGCGATAGGAAGCAATCGACTGTTTGTTGCGCCTGTACCGGAGCATCCGGGCAAAATTTTGTTTAATGTTTTTCCGAAGGCGGGTGTGCGTGTGGTAAAACACATATCCCACGAAGTCGATACCTCTGGACGCTACCGGAAACACTTGGTAATTCTGCTTTACTTCAAGCTTCAAATTAGTGTTAAGATATTCTATGATTTCTGATAATAATTGATGTAAAGAAGACTTGTCACCTGATAAAATCACCATATCATCGGCATAGCGGAAGTAATATTTTACCCTTATTTCTTCCTTCATCCAATGATCGAAATAGGTAAGGTAGAAGTTAGCCAGGTATTGGCTTAAATAATTACCTATCGGGAGGCCGCCTGTTGAATCAATAATTTCATCGAGGAGCCAAAGAAGGTCGTTGTCCTTGATTTTCCTTCGAAGCAATTGCTTTAGTGTACTGTGATCGATATTCGGGTAAAACTTCCTGACGTCAAGCTTCAGGCAGTACTTCGTATTTTCAACATCTTTTAAAGCCCGTTTAACTGCCCTTGCAGCGGCGTGAATTCCTTTGCCCTTGATGCAGCTGTATGTATCAGCAGTAAATGTTGATACAAACAATGGCTCCAGTATATTCATCACCGCGTGGTGAGTGATGCGGTCGGGGAAATACGGGAGCCGGAATATTAGCCGCTCCTTTGGTTCGAAAATAGTGAAGGTTGTATATTCCGACGTCATGTATGTTTTGTTTTTCAACATTTCGTGAAGTTGCTGGATATTTGACACGCGGTTCATGTCGTGGTGAACCACTCCGGGCTGGCTGATCTTTCCGCGCCTTGCAATTGAGTCGGCCAGCTCAAGGTTCTCAATACTGATGATTTGTTCAAATAAATTGTTTTTTCTGTTCATTTGCCTTTGCTTTAAGAGGTCGTTTTCGCCCGATTTTCATCGGGCTACCAACGCCCCGTTAAATGATTTATTTTTTGCCTTGCTGGCAGGGTTTACACCGGAAAAACAGCATAGGTGAGAGCCGACATGCGTAATCGTGCGACCGTAAACGTAGCGCGAACGCGAAAAACCGAACCCCGAAGACAGAACCGACAGCAACCGGTGTACAACCTTTTATTCAGTTATTCGCTGTACAAAAAGTAATCTTTGTACAACTCTTCAAATTGAGTGGCAATGTAGAGCGCCTTTTCGATTGAATCGGTGCAAAGGCGAGAGCCGACAGTCGAAGTCGTGTGACCGTAATCGTAGCCCGAATGCGAAAAACCGAACCCCGAAGACAGAACCCTGAACCAGGGATAGTATTTATACTGGCTCCCGTTGCTCCAATCTGGGAGCCAGCCGTTGTTAATTGCCTTGACAACCACCTTTAGTTTTTTGTAAGCGGCCTCGTCCGGAGTATCGTTTTCGGTGGTGATGCTGCCGGGATCGTAGCCTAACTTGTAGCAGGCATCTTCAAATGTTTTGATTTCCTCGTAGTCCTTGGGCTGAAATGTTTCGGCACCAAATTCTTCATCGAGTTTTTCTTTCGGCCAATCGGGAGCTGCTGGGTAAAGCGTTTTTGCTTCATCAACGGAAATTTTCATATTTTTATACTGATTTTGTGGGCTTTCGCCCGGTTATACATGCCCTCCGTTCGCCGTTCGCACCGGCTGCGGAGGGTTTTAATTAATTTGCTTTTTGCATTTCGGCTGCCGCCGCGTCAAGATCGTAAGGGAATACGTCAACAATTGGGCTCACTGCAATTGAAAGAACCACATACGGTATTACCATAAACGAAAGGCTTTCTTCAAGCCGTTCAAGAGCTTCTTTAATGTCATCGGCCATTAACAGGTAAGTGGCTTTTATCCGCTTTTCGCGGCCTGCCTCTTCATCGATTGTTACAAGGCTGATTGTGGCTTTAAACCAAAATTCGCCACTGTCAAACGGAAACACTTCAGCAATTCTCGACTTGCTGATATTTACAATACCAAATTCACCGCCTATAACGGTTTCCATCATTTGTTTTGTGATGCGCGATTCGGCATCGGTGTAAGAAACGGCGTCAAGCAGGAAACTTTCGTTTACCAAACCTTCAGAACCATTTTCATTTACCTTGTGATACTTTACTTTACTTTCGAACCATGTTTGCATAATAAGTTTGTTTTGAATTGTTGTGGCACTATTGCCATTTGCGCCCGGACTGGGAATCGAACCCACATTCCTTCGGTTTAACACACCGATGCTCTGACCACTGAGCTTTCCGGGCAGAAAAGTGAGGCGCTTTAAATGCTATGAGATATATAATTAAAGAATTGCGCCTCACTTTGAACTAATTGTTAATATGAATGAACAACCGGCTTTTGTTTAGGTGCCGGAACCATTTATAATTTATAATTTATAATTTTTAATTTTCACCGGTTTTACCTGAATACCTCAAAGTTGAGTTCGAAACCTTCAGGGAATTCGGCTGAAGTAATTGAGAGCGCCACGCTCTGTTTTGTGCCGTCTGGCAGGGTTGTTTCGGCCTCTATAAAGAAAGCTGAGCGAACTGGCTTGTATGATTCGCGGATGATTCTAACGCCCTTTGTGAGTTTTTCGTCGTTGCGTTTATCTGCCATGTTTTGCAGCTCTATCACGCGGCTGGGTTTCAGGTTTCCCTTTGCGTCCTTTTTCAGCAGCTTCTGAATTGTTTCCACCAGGAACGCGGTTTCTTCGTTGATTGATAAGCTTGCAATAAATTCGTTAACTAATGAAACACCCTCGTTTATGGTGTCGTCATACTGGTCAACAATGCGGTAACCCAGCGTGATGGTGTTGCCGTTATCATCAGAAAATGAGTGTCCCTGCTGCCCGGCCTTTACGCCAAACAGGGTTTGTTTCATTGCTATAAGTGTGATGAAACTGCCGAAAACCTGCGATTTTGCAAGACTCAGAATGCTGTTAACCTCCTGAAGTGAAACGATCTGTTCGCCTACGGTATGTTTTACAAGGTCCTTGTAAGTTTCTATCTCGCGTTCGGCGCGTTCTTTTTCGGCGCGTTTTTTTGCTGCAATTTTTTGTTCAAGCAGTTCAATTTGTTCTGTAGTTAAATCTTCAATTTCAATTTCTTTCATTCTTTGTTACTTTTATTGATTATTAAATGTTTATTCCAATATGTTTTTCAACGCGATTTCAATAGCTGTTTTTGTTTCAGCATTTACAGTTGTGCAAACCCGTTTCAGGTTGTATTCAACCATTAGCTGAAACAGATCGGATGCTTTTACCTCTTTGTTTCCAATTACAACTGCATCATCAGTATATTCAACCCATTTGCTTTCGTTGTGATAGCGGCTTTCCCAGCGGCCAAAAGTGCGCGGTTCAATCTGGTAGCCATGACTGCGTAAAAACACGGCTATTTCTTTAGGTGAGAAAAATATATGTAGTTGCATAGTCCTTAGTAATTAATCAGGTTGGTTGGCCATTCAAAATATACAGGCTTCAATTCTTTCATTTCCGCCACATACAAAAACCCCTTATCGGTTCGCACGAAATACATATCTGTAATTTCTTCGTCTTCGCCATTTTGCCGCACAGTTCCTTTTATCCACACGCTTGTCGATCCGCTTTCTATACACACAAAGCAGCGTCTACCTTCCGGGTCGGCATAAAAGTTCCTGGTTATATACCAGCGTTCAAAAGCCACATACACTGCTATAACCGCTGCCAGAATAATGATCATTATAATTGCTTCCATTTCACCTAAGAATTGATTATTGCACTTGTTCCGGCTCAACTTTCCACTGTCCGCGCACACGTTCAGATGCTACTCTGATATGGTGATCGAGAATATTCAGTTCACGGAGTTTATCAAATCTGTAGGCCGTTAGTAACTCGTTATGCATCAGTATGCGTTTTTCTTTCATGTTCTCCAGTTTTACTTCAAGTTTTGCTCTTGATTCGTCTGGCTGTAATGCTGCACTCATAGATTTTTGATTTTGTGATTATTTCAATTTTTATTTTTATTGATTTCCCTTTTTGCGTTAATTCCCAACCATTTGGTAAAAGTTGAGTAAGAAATATCGAATTCGTCCCTGACGTAACTGGAATATATTTTTGTCAGGGGCAACCCTTTGTGATCATTTTGAACTTCCTGCACAAACTCCTGAAACTTCAGGACCCGTTGCAAGTGATATTTCTTGTTATAAGCCATTCAGTTCAGGAAACTTAAGATTTCAAGCTCCTCAGCCGTAATCTGGTTGACAGCCTTAAAATCTTTTTGCTTATTTAAAAAAGTGTGATAGATATTCCGCAGGCGTTCAGCGGGGATATCGTTAAATCTCCTGTACCCTGTGGCCCGGCACGCAATTGCTTTTATACCGTGGGCGTCGCCCTCCTGGTTAATTGTTTTCAGCCAGCCACCGATGGAGGCCATAACCTGCTTTCTCAACTTATCAAGGGCAGGGGCCTTCGGGTTATTGTCGCGTTCGAGCGCGTTGCACAGTTCCGACAATTCCTCAACCGACAGGTCGAGCGAACTTTCAACACCGAAGCTCTCAATAATGGCGGCTTTATCCTCTTTACCAAGTCCTAACCTGGTGGCAATGGTGTGGTATTTTTTAATCAGCCGCGCATGTTCAGTTGTTGTTGCTGTTGTTTTCATATCCTGATAATTTTTAATTTTCAATTTCTAATTTCTAATTGTCTTATTCTCCCCAGTACATTTCGCTCATTTCCTCGTTAATGGTTATTTCTCCGGCTGAAGCACTGTACCTTGATGTTACAAAAACCTTTAATCCTTTTACCCTGCAATACACCTCGCAAAGCTTTTTTATCAGTTTGGCGCAGGCCGGATAAGGTTCGTTTCTGTCCTCGTGCGAAACAAAAATGATCAGCTTGTGCGGAAACTTTGAGTACAAATTCTTAATAGCTAAATCACCTTTGAATTCATCCGAGTAAATAGTTGTATTGTCAATGAAAATGATCTCTGCCGACTTCGGTTTTTCAAGTTCTTTAATGAGGTCGGAAAGCTCCGTGTATCCATCCCAAAGTATCCTGGTGGCTTTGGTAATTCCCGCTCTCTCACATGCGAGCCTGAATGAATCTTTTAAGCCCTGTTCGGCAGAAATATACCTGACCCTGTAGTTATGCGATAAGTCTTCAGCCATCATTAGTGCAATTGTTGTTTTTCCATTTTTGTCCAATCCATATATTTGCCATATTCCAGTTAAAACTGCCTTTTCACCGATTGCGGTTCGTAGCACGTCACTTCTGAAAACTATTGGCTTTTGAGGCCTTTTATCAAAAAAGTTTCGCGTAGTCAGAGATCGCGTCATGCGCTATTCGTTATCTGTCAGTTCGCAAATACCGTCGTTCAGGTGATTGAGCATTTCGCTTAGCCGCTCAGTTTCTTCGGCGTATTCCCTTCCCTCCTGAGATTCATGCCAGCGGTCGCCATGCGAGGCGTAAAACTTATTGCGGCTTTCAACTGCCTTTTCAATGGCTGCGATTAACTCTTTGGTTTTTTGTATGATTCGTTTCATTTATTGGTTGATTTTTAATGACTAATGACTGGTGACCTTATTCCGCCTCCCTGCTTAAAATCAGTAAGCTTTCAGCCCTGCGTAATCCGCCAATATGGTCTTTTGAGTCATTCGACAGGCAACGTTTTGCAATTGTGTTGATTTGGTCAGGATCGCAATTGTTCGCGCTCAGAACATCGGTAATCAGTTTTTTGTAAAAGGCGTTGCGGTCCTGCTTTTCGCGGGGAACGATGGTTGAGAATTTTTCTGAATACCTGGAAAAGATTTCGGCATATCCAACCTTTTTATTGGCAATGCCACGCTCAATTTTAGCCCTCAACCCGTCAGCTCCCATCATGTACCAGCCGCAATAGTTTTCAGTGGCATTCCAGAGTTCTTTCAGTTCCAAAAATGCTTCATATTCCAGGTCACCGGCTTCGTCGATAATTACAACCGGCTGGCTGATGCTCTTTAGGTAAAATTTAAGGGTTTCCTTAACAGCAAAATATTGTCCTTTGCTTTCGCCGCCAACGGTTTTGGCCAGAAGCCTGATAAAAGCCTGTTTGGTCTTCGCCTGTGAAGCGTCCACATAAAAACAGTTCTTAGTCGTGCGGCTCAGGTATTTGGCGGTGAAGGTTTTGCCTATTCCGCAGTCATCTACACAAATCATAGCTTTTGCATGAGCCTTGCAGAAAAGAACGCCGGTTTCGATCATCACAAAAACGTCGGTACGAGCTACATTCCATTTACGGTCCTCGATGGTGATACCAAGTTGCTGGGCCATCATAATCCATTGCGTCGTGCGCATAAGTCCCATGTGCTCGCCTTTTTGCAGACGCGACCAGATAGAGGCCGAAATACCGAACGATTTGGCAAAGGCTCCGTCAGTTCCGTCAAAAAGACTCCGGCGCTCGATAGCGGTTTCGATAATCTTTATTTTGAATTCGGTAGTAAGTGTAATAGCTGACATAATTTGTTTGTTTTTATTGATTAGAATGTGTCGTATAAATCCTTATTAAAGCTCGTTTCAATGCCTTTGAAAAAATCGTCTTCCTCTTCCGGCTCTTCCATTATCTCAATCGGCTCCATGCGTTCGCTAATTGGTTTGCGGATGCCGGAAATCCTGAATTTATTATTGAGTGTCTTCGGGGTATTGTCGATCACGGTTACGCGGTCAACTTTATTCTTTTGTCCTTTGATGTATGCGTCAACCGAGGATACATATTTTGCCATTGCCGTGTAATTCGCAGCATCTTCGGGTGTGCGCTCAATTTGTGCTTTGTTGTGAGCCGGTTTGGCAACCGCCTCGCAAACACAGCGGTCGGTACCGCGCAAATAAACCAGGGCTTTCATAATCTCGCCATCATTACCGTCGAGCCAGTAAACGTCAAGCTCTTTCCCTTCGATCTGGTCCATCAGGTTGGTCAACCGGTTACTGTAAGCCAGCTTTCCGTTTTCGCCAATCAGGTACTTTTTATTGTTCAGGGCAATTTGACCAACGTTGCACGATGTTTCGGTTTTAAATCCGAGGTATGGAAGGAAAGCCCGCCAGTTGGTTGGTTTTACGTCCGGATTTTGCATTTCAGTAAAAACTTCCCAGCGTGTTTTGCCTTTGATTTTTGAGTGCTCCATGTTATTCCAGGTCTC